CGGGAGCTGCGCAAATCCAACCAGGAGCGCATGAAAAAGCAGGAAGGCCCTAACGGTGAAAGCTGGGAAACACGAAAAAGCCGTATTGGCGGCAAGTCGGGAGGCATACGGAAAAAAGCGATGTTCACCAAAATCCGCACATCCAAATTTCTGCGGATTAATACCTCGCCAGACGCTGCCGGACTGTTGTTCAGTGGCGCAGTAGGGCGTATTGCCCGAACTCACCATTACGGGCTCCGAGCGAAAGTCGACAAGAACGGCCCAGAATACGATTACCCATCCCGCCCATTGCTAGGCACCAGCCGCCAAGACCTGGACATGATCGCCGAGAAGATCCTGGAGCACGTCACGCTTTGATTTGAAGTTGTCGCATTACCGGCTGACAACTGGCGCGCCTATTGTTGTGTAGTGCCCCAGCACAAACTGTCCGCATGGACAAAACCACCGAAGCAATCCGCCTGATTAACAACATCGTCCGCATCGGCACCATCGACGAAGTGGACGTTGACCGCGCGCGGGCGAAGGTAAAAGCGGGCGATAACGTCACTGGCTGGCAGCCGTGGATATCCGCAAGAACAGGCAGCACCCAGGAATGGAACCCGCCAACGTTCGGCGAACAAGTCATTTTGCTATCACCAGCCGGCGATCTGGCCCAGGCCATCATCATTACCGGCCTTTACACCCAGAACGCACCGTCTAAAAGCGCTGACGAGCACAAGCGGGTCTATCCGGACGGCGCAACGATCACTTACGACCACGTAAAAAAAGAACTGATCGCTACATTCCCTGGGAAAGTGAATATCAACGTCAGCGGTGATGCCACCATAAATATCGGCGGCAATGCTACGACTGCCGTGGGCGGCGTGTGCAAAGTAAATGCCGCAAAGATCCACCACAACGATGGCAACCCCGTTGTAACAACTGGTCACATTTGCCACTTCACCGGCAACCCCCACGGCGATGGGTCCAGCACAGTAACGGCAGGTAAATAGCCATGGCACTGAGCAAAGGCCAGCTTAAAATCCGAATCATTGCAGAAATGAAAGCGCAAGGCGCAACCGCATCGGGAAAGCACAGCTGGGTCGACCGAATGGCGACTGCGATTGCCAACGCTGTGGTTGATGAAGTTCAGAGCAACGCGGAAGTGCCTGTAACGGGCGGTTCATCAGCCGGCAATTACCAGGTGAAATGATGGGGATGAGCGCAAAGACCGGACGCAAACTATCCGGGGTCCAACATATACAACAGAGCATCGCGGATATCCTGGCGACGCCCATAGGCAGCCGTGTTATGCGCCGGGGATATGGATCGCTTCTTCCCGATCTTATCGACCAGCCGCTAAACGGCGGCACGAAGCTAAGGGCCTACGCAGCCATCGCTATTGCGATTCAGCAGTGGGAGCCTAGGGTGCGGTTGCGCAGAGTTGTATCGATAGCCAGCACAAACTCCCCCGGCTTATTTTCAGTTGAGATTGAGGCCACAATCGCTGTAGGCGGAAACGGCGGCGACCAGCGCCTTTCAATCATCGTAAACAGAGGCGCAGGGGAATGAGCAATAACGCGATCGACCTTTCTAGACTGCCGGCGCCTAACTTGATCGACCCAATGACTTTCGAGTTGTTGCTTGTTGAGAGAAAAGAAAGGCTTATTGAGCTAACGCCCGAGACGGAACGAGAACAGCTTGCGGAAACACTCCAGCTAGAAAGCGAACCCTTGGTCAAATTTCTTCAAGAGTCCGCCTACCGAGAGCTAATGCTTCGGCAGATGCAAAACGAGCGCGCCCGATCGCTCATGCTCGCCTACGCTGCTGGACCTGAGCTTGATCACATTGGCGTAACGTATTACATGACGCCGCGGCTAGTCATCACGCCAGCCCAACCCGACGCCACGCCCCCGGCAGCAAGGGTTGACGAATCCGACACCGATTATTTGCGCCGGATATTGCTGGCTCATGACGCCTTCAGCACAGCCGGATCTCGCAACGCCTATCGTTATTTCGCGCTGGGCGCAGACCCGCGCATAAAAGATGCAGAGGTGGTTCGCCCGCTGGCTGGCCTGGTGCAAGCGTACGTGCTTTCGCGAGAGGGCGATGGTGAAGCATCACACGAGCTGGTCAACATCGTTGAAAAAGCACTGAGCGCGGATGACGCTCGCCCGCTAAACGACACGGTTCTGGTTGCCAGCGCATCGGTTTTGAAATTCAGCGTTTCCGCAACCATCGAGTTACGGGGCGGGCCAGATTCGGCGGTCGTGCGTGAGCAGGCAATTGCTGAAGCAAGAAATTATGTTGATGAGCGCCACGCCCTGGGCGAAACAATAGTTGCCGGCGCCCTGGAGTCACGGCTCTACGCCCCGGGTGTTGAGCGCGTCACGTTGCATTCACCGGTTGCGGATTTGGGCGGCGAGCCCAGCGAAGCCCCGTATTGCACCGGCATTAAGGTAATCATCAATGATTAGCCTTTTGCCACCAAACGCCACGCCGCTGGAGCGCCGAATCGAGCAAGCGGACGCGCTAATCGATCGGGCAAAGGCACCATTGCACACTCTTTGGAACGGCGATTCGACACCCGAAAACATCCTGCCCTGGCTGGCTTGGGCCGTTGGCGTTGACGCGTGGGACGGCCAGTGGAGTACGCAGCAGAAGCGGAACGCCATCGACGCCGCCATCCCCATCCGCCGCAAACAAGGCACGGTCTGGGCCGTGCGCCGCGCATTAGAAGTACTTGGCTTTAGCGATGTTGAGCTGCTGGAGCACACGTCCCAACGCAACCAATGGATCGCCGCCGGCGGACTGCTGCTGGATGGCACCTGGATCTTGGATGGGAGCAGCTTGCAAGTAGAAGGCGGCCCACGAATTGTTACAACCCACTGGGCCCAGTACGCACTTGCATTCAACATTAATGAAGCGCCATTGACCGCCCGTAGCCAGCGCCAGCTTCGCAAGCGAGTGGAAGCCGCCGCACCGGTTCGTTCGGAATTGATCGCTCTTATATACCGCTACGCTGCCGAGTTTGACGCCCGAATAATGCTGTCTGCCCCGCAGATCACTGTGCGGCAACTGTTCACCGGCTGCACGGGTGAGCAAATACACAATGCACACCTACTCACCGGCTGCTGGGCGCTCACCGGCGAATATCAGCCCCGCCTTTTGATCGCGGCCGACCGTATTGATGGCGGGTGGCAATTAACCGGCAAACAAGCAATTGGCCGCCCGTTAGACCAGGGCTGGGGTTCCGCTGAAATTCTCATTACCCAGCGCACAGAAATGGGCATGCACTCAGAAAATAGAAACCTATGGACCCTGGGCGAATTTGAAACAGATCGAGTGGATGGCTCCTGGCAGCTAAACGAAGTGGTTGACGGTCATCGGGACATAGACGGTAGCTGGCCGCTGTCCATAAGTAGCCTGGAGCAGACTCGGATCCCAATGCTAAGCGGTGCCCGAACCCTTGGCGTCACCAAAACCCTTAACAGCATCGGCGCCACTGCCCACGCGGTAATGCGTGATCGGCGCATTCAAACGGAGATACGGCTATGAGCGTGATACCCGCAAACAAACAGTTCCGGGCAAAAGTTGCTTTAGCGGTAGCGACTGCCACGGCGCCCCCGCGCATTACGCACACGGCCTGGGGCACTGACGGCAGCCCAGCAACGGACGAGGATGCAGCCCTGGGCGCTGAAGTGCACCGACAACTAGTGTTATCAGCAACAGCCGTCGGCACGGTTTTGGCTGTTTCTGATGTGCTGCGCGGCGCCGACGTTGCGGGCCTGGCCATTCGCGAAATGGCCATCATCGACAGTGATGGCGAACTGGCTGGCCGCCGGGCCTTCGGTGCGTTAGAGCTCGCACCCGGTACAGACATTGACACAACACTAACCCTGCAATTTTGACGGAGTAATTCATGGCCGAATATTTGAGCCCCAACAGCCCCCCGGCATTTAGCGAGCAGCTGCGTGCGATGACAACCGCGGACCCGGCACACCCGGACTCGTGGAACCCGCAATACCTGGCTTTGATCGAAAACGACTTCTGGCTGCGCGATAAAATCGCCCAAACCCAAGGCCAAGTTGAAGATATTCTGGGCAGCGATCCTATCAACCTATCTGACAGGCTTGACGCCCTGGTTCAATACGGCGCGCAGCGCGTCTTTGTTGAGCGGGCAGAGCAAGTCCCCGAGTTTGTGATCGAATCCGCCGTGGGCGGTGATGACAGCATCGACTTGGTAAGCACCACCGGGATTCAGCCTGGCCAGCACTATTTCATTGTCGACTCTGGAAACACCCAAAGCGTTCGGGTTCTGCAGGTGCTTTCGGATAAGCGCATCACGCTGTACGGTACACTCACCAGCACCGTAGCTGTGGGCTCAACCCTTGGTCGCCTTGCTCCGGCAGAATACGCAACGCCAGAGCTGACGGACATGGAGCGCGGCGCTTATCTGCATGTACAAGGCTCAAACCTGGCAGCACGGTACTGGACCGGCAGTGCATGGCAGAACCTGACAGCACGGGCAGACGGAAGCTGGAACATCCCCAGCAACGTCACACGGTTGCGCGTGATGGGCGTTATTTCCCGTGTCGCGATCATCACAGCCTTGCCCATAGGTGTCACCCGCCGCCCCGAAAACATCTCACCGGCTGCAGCCGCCACCGGCGTCACAGCAACGCCAGAACTAGTCGGTTCACCTTATTACCCCCTGTACGGCGTACCGCAAAATCTCCGCCGGTTTTACATCTTCAGGCTGGGCGAAGATGTGCCAGTCTACGAAGCCGACGAGACCCCACTAAATGAAACTCCGATCGAAGCGCACACAGTCGCATCACCGATAAGCGTCGGATCAGATCACGAATGGCAGTACCAGGATGAAAACGTAGAAGGCGAGTGGGCACAGCGCTCACCCCGTACCCGTTTTGGCACCGCTGACACTTACATCGACACGCCAAGCGTTATAAGCCCGGCGGATGGTGCAACCGACATCCCCGAGCAGCCGGTTATCGAGCTGTCCGCATTTAACGTAATCAGCGGCACAGACGAGCACGTGGCCACGTCCTTGCGTATTCGCGACAGCGCCGGCGGCATCGTTTACGACCTTATCCGTTCCGAAACGCAGCTTGTCAGCGTCACGGTGCCCGCAGATATTCTGCAGCCGGGTCAAACCTACACTGTCGAACCGCAGTACCACGGCGCGGTCTACGGCGATTCCGCCCGCGGCGCGGGCAGCAGCATCACAACGTCGGCATCGTTTGTGCCTGATTTTGGTACCGAGATCGGGGCGCCCTACGGTGGCGGTTATGTCGCGGGCAAAATTGTCTCGGATTACGACGGCCAAACGTACGGAATTGTTGTGTCTGACGGTGGCGGCGATAGCGTGAAGATGGGCGCCGGAACCATGAGTTGGCGCACTGCGCAAACTGCGGTAACCGCCACCGGCGGCGTGCCGCCTATGACGCTGGCTGACGGCCGGGCCAACCACAACGCCATTCTGGCTGTGGGTAATACCCCCCAGTTCCCCGCTTTCAAGTGGATTGAGGACAATTGCAACTCGGGCGAGGGGCTCAACGGGCACAGCGACTGGTACCTGCCCAGCCGTGACGAACTGGAAATTATCTATCGGAACTTTAAGCCTGACGCTACCGCCAACAACACCGGCGCTCGCACTGCGGCTGGATTTGGCGGCGATGGCGCAACTTACGGAACAAACGCCAACTCTCGTCCGGCCGCTGCTGGCTACACAGTCAGCGACCCCGCGCAGACCGCGCAATCAAGTTTCCAGGCGGCCAGCGAAGACGCTTTCGAGCCCAGCTACTACTGGTCATCGACGGAGTTCGATGCGAGCGGCGCCTGGTTCCAGGGCTTCAGCATTGGCTACCAGTACCGGATCCTCAAGACCAACAGCTACCGGGTGCGTGCCGTCAGGAGGATTGCACTTTAAACTTTTCTTTCCACTTTTATTTTGGGGTGTTTCGCTATGAAGGCGAAAGAGTTGCCGATTTATCGGGACACATTTGAACTCATGAAATTGATCACTCAGATGACTCGGAATTTCCCGCGCGATCTGAAAATATCCCTGGGCGAGCGATTAAGGTCTGACTGCCTGGACATCGTGATCAACGTATACCGCGCCAACGCCGCCCGGGAGGGCCGCCGGCCGATAATTTCAGCCGTTCTGGAGACAGTTCAAGTGGTTGAAATGACCATCCGGCTTTGCTGCGATCTTGCGTTAATCAGTAAAAAACAGCACGGCCAGCTGGTTGAGAGGACGGACGCTATCGGCCGCCAGGCCTACGGCTGGGAAAAGGCGAGTAAATGACTTTTCAGGTAAACACGGCCAGAACGCGCAGGGCTAAGGCTTTGCGCGGCGAGCCAATAATCTCGGACTGCTCCCGCAGGGTTCGGCCCGTCCGGGCCCCGCGAAAAGGCGAAAGCCAGTTTCACTGTGGTTTTAATATCCCGCGGTGCGACGTGATAGTGAGCAGCTTAACGACGCTTTCGAGCCCAGCAACTACTGGTCATCGACGGAGAACGATGCGAGCAACGCCTGGAACCAGAACTTCAGCAATGGCAACCAGAACCGGAACAACAAGACCAACAGCTACCGGGTGCGTGCCGTCAGGAGATCATAGTGTTTACTGTTGAAGAGGTCTTTCAAGCTTATTACGATTGCCGCCGAAATAAGCGCAATGCGCTGTCACAGTGCGATTTCGAGCTGCGGCTAGAGCGTAACCTAATGAAGTTAATGCGAGATCTTAACGCCGGCGCTTACCGCATCGGCCGGTCAATCGCATTTGTCGTCAGTTATCCAAAATGGCGCGAAGTGTGGGCGGCTCAGTTCCGCGACAGGGTCGTGCACCACATCATCTACAACCGGGTTTGTGGCCGCTTCTATCGCCGGTTTATTCACGACAGCTATGCCTGCATCCCCGGGCGCGGCTCATTGAAAGGGGTTGAGCGGATTCACGGCTTTATGCGTAAGGCCACAGAAAACTGGCAGCACCCCGCCTGCTTTCTGCAAGCCGACCTGGCGAACTTCTTTGTCAGTATTGATAAAAACATTCTGTTCAATTTGCTCCGTAAGCGAATAGACGACGATGAGACTATCAATCTGACCGCTCAAGTGTTGTTTCACGACCCAACCCAGCGCCCGATCGTTAACAGCCCGGCTTGGAAATTCCGCCATGTGCCGCACCACAAAAGCCTTTTCAATAGCGGTAACAAAGGGCTTCCGATTGGAAATCTATCCAGCCAGTTTTTCGCCAACGTTTATTTGGACGCCCTGGACCAGTTCGTAAAGCGCGACCTTGGCATACGCTGGTACGGGCGTTACGTCGATGACGTGGTTCTGATCGGGAAAAATCCAACCGAGTTAAACGACGCGTTTGAGGCCATGAAGGCATTCGCGTCAACTCGATTGGATGTATATTTTCACCCTAATAAAACGCAAAGAAACAGCGTTTATCGCGGCATTAATTTCTGCGGCTACGTGATGCTGCCGCACCGCCGTTACGTCCGCCGCCGGAACACAAATGCAATGAAGGCCGTAGCGCACAGCGCCGAACGACACGAAAACCCAGAGGCCTGGGCCTCAAGAATGAACAGCTACCTGGGTATTTGTCAGCACGCGAACACTTACAATTTGCGCAAGCAAATAGCCATAGAAACCGGCGCATCCTTTCGCGCCCAACTAACTAAAGTCAAAACCCCAAACCGAAAGAGGATCGCAGCATGAGCAACAAATACATCACAGCGTATTACGTCGACGCTCAGGATGGGCGCCCAGCCAGCGAGGCAAAATTACGCCATGGCCCAAGGCTGCCAAGCCCGCAAATCCAAGTCAGCGCAGTGGATCGACGGCTGGTGCCGGCACTTATAATTGGCACTATGCCCGCAAGCGAGCCGCTAACCCCGGGCATGACCCTCATCGACAAAGCAGAGCACGACAATCTTTTGGCCGGCGTTGACGCCTGGCGAGTAGAGCTTGAGATCGCCGCAAACGAAAAGCGCCGTGCCGACATGGTTCTGTCCCGTTTCCAGGCCCGCGCTGTATTGCGCAGGTACGGTTACAGAGAAGCCATCGAGCAAATCATGAGCGACCCGGAAACCGACGCGCTGGCTGTTGACGCGTGGAATGATGCGAGTGAATTTCGCCGGGCTTCGCCCATGCTTGGAGCAATAGCGGTCGCCCTCGGAATTACCGATGAAGATCTTGATGCGATGTTTGAAGAGGCGGCTGGAATAGAGGTTTGAGGTAAGCCTAGGATTTATCTAAAACCTTTTAAAGGCCGCCTATACGGCGGCCTTTAATTTGTTTCGAACAAACAGACAAACCCGGTACATGGCAATCAACCCTGCTGCGATCATCATGTGCGTATATCCGCAAAAAGACCAGGAGGCGTCATGCCCGATCAATATCATCACGGTGTACGAGTGCTCGAAATTAACGAAGGCACTCGCACCATTCGTACAGTTGCAACAGCTATCATAGGCCTTGTAGCCACAGCTCCGGAAGCGCTCACGGGCCTGGCCGCTGAAGCCACGCTGCGCACTATCGCGGATAACGCCAACATCGTTTACACCGCCGTCGAAACCGGCCGCGCTGGTAACGGCATTCGGGTTTCCTACTCAGACCCCGGCACCAACTCCGCCGCACTGTCTGTCAGCGTCAGCGGCAAAGACATCACCGTAAATCTGGCCACCGATATCGGCGGCAGCCTGGACAGCACAGCCTCAGAAGTCATGACGGCTATTGAAGCCAGCGCCGAAGCGGCAGCCTTGGTTACCGTTGCGATGGATGCCGGCAACGACGGCGCCGGCCTAGTGAACGCAGCCACCTGGGAAAAACTGACCGGCGGCGAAGACG